ACGCAGAGGAAGCCTACTACCAAGAGTTGAAGGATGCAGGTATCAAGTTCGAGCGTCCCCGTAAGGGTCAGGAGCATCGTACCGACGGACCAGATAAGGAGGCCATCGAGAAGCGTGAGGCTTTCAAGAAGCGCATGCAAGCTCGCGGTAAACTCCCCAAACCCGAAGAGAAGAAATAATCAGTCTCTTTTGAGGTAAAAAGATTTTTCAGGTAACATTATTCATTAACATTTCAGTTATGGGCTATTACAACAGAGGAACGGACAATACCATGTCTCAGCAGAGCCATTCCATTGGTGGCGGTAACGTTGAGTGCTGGATTGACGTTGACAAGCAAATCCACATCGGTCGAAAGATTGATTTGGTAAAGCAGGGCTTCCATGCAGGTGATGTTATTCCTGCCGGTTCCATGGTCCACTTTGACAACGAGAGCGATTACTGCGAAGTTATCAAGGCTGACGCTGGTGCTGCCAAGCTCGCTACTGTGAATGGCCTTACCCGTCATGATGTTAAGATTGTCGAGGGTACGTTCTACGCATCCACCGCTATCGTCACATCGGGTAAGTGCTGGGGTGATGCCACTGATGTTCCTGCAAGTGTCGAAGCGCAGCTGCCGAACATTGAGTTCGTCCGCTTGCGCAAAGACGCTCGCGAGGCATACGGCATCGAGTAATTAATCTCTAAAAGGTATTCAATTATGATACGCGACGCACAATTTTACGATTTCATTGCTCAGGGCTTGGCTTCCATGGGTTATGTCGATGGTGGACGCGCTTCACTGCAGATGTATCTTAACGATATGTTCGCTGAGAAGTGGAATGCCGAGAAGACATACGCCAATATGGGCTTCCCCTTGGATCCAGACATCAAGCTGAATCCTACCTACGAGCAGATTGAGGCAGTTATCCGTCCCTACACGATGGCTGCTTACGTGGACTACGATTCTGACGGTCCTTCTAAGAGCGTTGACGGTGCAACCCTCAAGACTGGTGAGATTAACATCTTCAAGCATGAGGTTTACCTTGACCGTAAGAAGATTCGTGAGAAGATGGCTCTCGTTGACATGCTGGGTGGCATGCGCTCCGATATTGTTGACGCAGTGATGAACTTGTTCTTTACCTCTGTTGACTCTCTGATTGGTGGTAACTTCAACACCGTTCAGTTCCAGCGTCATCAGATTGTAGGTAACGAGGGTAAGCTCGTCATCGACGGCATCAACAACCCCTACGGTCTGCCTTTCGAGCTTGACTTTGGCGTTCCTGCCAAGAACAAGCACACAAGCACCTGGTTCTACAAGGACAACAATAACAATGTTGTTCAGGTGAGCGGCATTGGTAAGGGCATCAATCCTATCAACGTCTGTCAGAAGATTGTTGAGGATGCTGAGGAAAATGACTTCGCTCCCGAAGGTCACTGGGAATGCTCCAAGAAGACCAAGAACGACCTCATTGCTATGCCTTTCTTCCGTGAGATGTTCGCTACCGTCAACCGTCCCGACATCACCAAGGACACTCTGCGTATTTCTTGGTCGAACACCGTTCCCAAGGAAACCATCTGGAACTTCATCCAGGAGCAGATTGGTCGTATCGAGGTTGTTGACAAGGTTGGTGCCATTGAGTTTATCAATCCGAAGACCCACAAGGCACAGTACCACAACATTCAGGCCTTCCGCGAGGGTGTGCTTGTTTACGTTCCTAACGGAGAAATCGGTACTGTTCAGAGCGGTAAGCTCGTAGCTATCGACGATGGCAGCACTCGCACGGCATACTACGACGGTGGCCGTACGATGATTCGCGAGGTTCGCAATGGCGAGAAGATGACCATCAAGGTTAAGTCTGAGTCTCAGACCGTTTGTGTTCCTAACCTCACTCGCTGGTTCTACTACCTGAATATCATGGGCGAGGCTCCCGTAGAGCCGACCTACACCTACAACAAGGTAACTGATACTGATGGTAAGAATCCTGTTCAGGAGGGCTGGTACGTTCAGACTGACAGCGGCTTCGTTCTGTCAACCGACACCGAGGTTGTTGAGGGTACTGACTACTACACGCGCACACAGAACTAAATAGGTGAAGGTAGGCTGACATCAGCCTACCAACACCTTCTCTAATATTTGCCTGTATGGATAACGAGAGTGGAGAGAAGAAGGTAAGAACGGTCAGAGACTACGTTTTTGGCTGTGTCAACTTCCAAATATCTGACGAGACAGCAGAGTGTATCTGTGACGAAAGAGGAATAGACCCCGACAAAACTTTTGACGAGCTATTTCCGAAACCCACAGAAGATGCTACCGATGTCGTGTCTGAGGAAGAAAATCTTGAGCCTAAGCGCACGAAAGAGCTGCTTAAGGCTGACCTGTATGTTTGGATTTGCATGGGTCCGACAAAGGTCAACTCCACTTCTGACTCCGACAACGGTTGGAGCCATTCCGAGGGCGGCTATCAGTTGACGGATGAAGACAAAGACCGTATGCTGGCTTACGCCAAGACCATCTATGACAAGTATGATGAAGAGTTCGAC